ATCACTACACTCTGAACATTCAGGAAAGTTAATTAAATTTAGTGTTGTACAATTTCGTGCAATAAAATTATTCTTAACACCTCTTAAATCTCTACCACCACTTGTAACAGTTATAATTAATTCTGCAATTGTATCTAACAATTTTGCCAATGTATTAACTACAACCATTGTTACCATTCTGAAAACGTAATCTAGAATTAATAAAAAATCAGCAATAAGTAATGTAAATGAATAGCTTTCAACACCATAGTTTGTTGGTGGTGTTAATTTATCTCCACAATCTTCTTCTTCCGATGGATGTGCTTGGTTGATATTGGCATATCCAACCTGTCCAAACCAGTTTGCACCAGAATAATTATGATGGAATGATGATACTGTATATACTTTATTGTACGTAAATCTAAAAAAATAGTCTTGTGGGTAATATTCACCATCAATAGTATTTGTCATTAAACTAATTGCATCTTGTGGATAACCACTCCATTCAGTTGTAAATGCATATGATTTATCATCAATCTGCCAATTATTACTTTGGTCATAATAACCATATTCTCTAATGTTTGGTAATAAAAAATCACCTATTGCTCTGACCCTATCTAAGCCATTATTATTTACACTATATCTTAAACGATAACAAGCTGATGTTGCAACTCCTTTATTTGGGTCATTTGTAATTTCATTTTCACCAAACTCATTTGTAAAAACATAATCCATATTCATATCTAATGGAAACACAAATGAACCATCATCACCCACATCTTCATGTAAATCCATATACTCAATATATGGTCTGTGGTTTTCGTCTCTTTCGGGTTGATATCTTAAGGCTTCTATTTTAGCAGACCTAGGTACCATATCACATTTTCTACCCATCTTTACACGAGGTGTACCATTCTTATTTACTGAGAATTTATGTGCATCTGAAAATACACCACCTATCAAATATGCTTTAGGTTGTATTCTAACACCTAGCGCTGAAGTATCAAAATCTGCTCTTGTAATTGCAATTTCACATAAACTAGCATTACCCCAAAAAGGATACACTTCAATATTTCTATCAAATGAAACTATTTGTGGTAACGCATCTAAATCATTAGATGCTTTAAATGTGTACTTATTTTTAAAATTATCAGTACCTTTTCCTAGTCGTATTAAATCTTGAGGTCTTAATGAAAAACAACCAATATCAGATAAGTCAACGTCAACATGTAATTGATGATTACCTGTGGGTACGCCCCAAATCATAAAGTCACCAGCATCATTTGTTTTAACAGTGTAGTTATAATATTTTTCGTAAACCTCTAAAACTTCTTCTCTTTCTAATATATCAGTTTGGTCAAAAAATGTACCAGTTGGTGTGTGTCCTCCATGTTGTTGTCTCGCAGGTAATAAATTATATCTATAACCATCCGCATTTCTATCATTATATTCTTTATATGGATATAGTGCTGAAATAACAGGATCACTTGCATCAGCATCATCTAAAGGTACAAAAATAGATACTTTAGCATTAGATAATCCTAAACCATTATTTGCGGTGACTCTACCACAAATCACACCATAATCCGCACATGAAGATGCATAAACTTGTTCTTGTGTAAATTTAAGAGATAAAATTTCTAATACATCGAAATCTTGTTTCAATTCCACATTAACCTTTTGGTCCTTCCCTAAATTTGTTGAAATTCTATATTTTTGCATTCTTATAATAAATAGAAACTATATGATTTTCTAATATTATAACTAAAAATTCTGTTAAAATGTAGTGGTTCCCAATGTCTTTACTCTCACTTTAATATCTTTATTTGGAAATCTTATTTGATATATTTGATTTGATTTCATATATATTGTATTATCAAATTGTTGGATTTCTTTTGTTTGAGTATCTTTATATGGTTGAGCTACTTGAGCTGATGAATATTGCCCTCCAATTAGGTTATATACACGAATATCAATAACATTTTCAACACCGCTTACAGAACCAATAATATGATTTAAACCCCCAACTAAAAGTGGGTCGCCCATTTTTCTTTTTCCGTAATCAAAATAATTTGTTACATCTTTGATTACTGCTTGAATTATATCTGTTTGATTTTCGTTTTTATTTACAGCTAAATCAATTTCCAAAGACATATCTATCACTTCACCGCTTTGTATATCAATAAAGTCATTAATCATTTTATATTCAGATAGAAAATCTAAAATATTGTTTTTCAACGTATTAGAAACTAAATTAGTTAAATTACCATTTTCATCATATGATAGTAATTTAATTTTAACTTTGTTGTCTTCTTCCATTACATTAACTTTTGCTGGTGCTCCGTATGTTGATGGCATAGTTTCAATTAATGATTTATAATCATTTAACGTTACCGCTCTATTTTGTGCTGCAAAATTATAAGATATCATATGTCTTATTTCCTCTATTGTTGGTTGATTTGCACCACCAACGGCAGGTGTAACGTTTGTTACTCTTAATGAATTTGATACTTGAGTGTTTATAGTACTATTTTTACCATTTATGATAAATTCAGATGTATCTACACTACTAATAATATTAATACCTAAATTGGTTTCTTTTCCACCACCAACTCGATATTTGATAAACAAGGTAGTTCCTGCTCTAGGTATTTCACCAAGTGACATATTATTTAGATATGAAGCTAAACTAACTTTCATATCACCATTAATATAGTTGTCTAAATTATCCATTGGGTTAACATTACCCGAACCAAATGTTACCGAAAAATAATTTTCAGGTGTATATTCTGTTACATATTTTTTTGTTACTGGCATAAAAGAACCAGCTTTGAAATTGACAGTGTCAGATACTTTCGTTGTATCTGGTAAAAAAACCTTATCTTCAATTAAAGACTTAACTTCATACCATTTGTTTGTATCATCAGCGAATTCTGAATAAGTTGGATTAGAAAAAAATGTTGTGCCATCTTTATGAATTATTGATGTAACACCTAAAACATTTTGTTCTGGTAAATATACTTTTAAAAATGCTTGTTGGTCTGCTTCTGTTATTACTTTTCTAAAAATTTTTGTAACACCATTTACTACTGCTTCTCTTTTTGTAATTGTATATTTTGTTAATTTATTATTTGCATCAAAGTTTGGAATTTTAATTCTATTAGGTTCACCTTTACTATTAAATGGGTTTGCAAAATCAACATCGTCAATTGTTTCAAATATCTGACCACCACCAGAAACCTGTGCACCAGACCTTAATACACCTAAATAACTTTCATCTTCTTTATCACCTTTAACTGGTACGTCTATTGAAAAATCACATAATGCTACAGATGGTCTTACGCCTGGTATTTTAATTCCATATGTTTTTGCAATGTGAAATAAAGATTGTCTTTGCTGTGCAAAATCTAACATCGTTTCTTGCCAAACTCTATCTATATGAAAATGTAAATTATCAGCAACAGCTGCGTTAATATCCAGTAATACTGAATAAATTGATGCATCGTTAAAATTTTGAACTAAGTCAGGATAATATTGTTTAGTTAAACTAACTAATTCATTTCTTAAACTAGCAAAATCTCTTACTCCGTATGTTATTTTTTTAGCCATTATATATTAATTATTATAAAATCCGAAGTTGAAAATGCTCCGTTATTAACCGTGTAGTCTATTTTAACTTTTGCGGTATATGGTTTATCGCTCGCATCTGAAACTCTAAATAAACGTTCGTCTTCATTTTGTGCGTAAGTTACTACATTAGATGGGTCATCCTCGGCTGACATTACTTGTATTGTGTTTAATTCTAAATTAGGTATATATTTTTTTACCGCAGTTCTAATTTCATCTTCAATCAAATTAAATGTAACTAAATCATTTTGGTCAAAAATGTATTCATATAATCTCGTACCAAAATCTGGTAGATAATATCTACTACCTCTCTTTGTGAGTAATAAGTGTATTAAATTTGCTCTAACTTCCCTTTCAGGTATTTCAGTCAATCCTAGGTAATCACCTCTTAACGAGTCTCTAAATGGGAAATCTATACCATATGTAGCCATATCAATAAATATAATAATTAATAAAATGGTTATGTATCTTCTTTTGTATTAGTATTTGCTTTTTGATGCGGTGGAAAATAAGGACACGCTGAACAACCATTTCCACAACAATAACCCCTTTTTAATAAAAAAAGAGAAGTCAGAACCATTAGTCCTGACTCCTCATCTATTATGTAATCTATTCCCTCTATTAACATTAGATACTTGTCACATCACATTGTGCCCCGCTACAAGCTTGTGCCGCATAATCTGAAATGCTCTTATATTGAGGTTTATCTAAAATTTCACCAAAATTTACTTCTTTAAATTGACGTGTAATAGTTTCCCATTTGTAGAATAAATGCACATCTTTCAAACAATAAACCATTTTCTTTAAATCACCTTTGAAGTAATTTTTTGCAAATTTCTTAGCTCTTGATATCCAATATTTCTTTAATAAAACTTGTTCTCTAGTTCCTGTTACAAGTATTGAATCGTCTAATAAAGTATCGGTTGCTAACCAAAGATTGTTTTGAAAATAATGTAATCCATCAATAATCAAACCAGATGCTAATATAGAACCCTTACCATATGTTTCAACAATTTCATTAAGATTTAATACTGATGTAAATGGTGCTTGGTTAAAATCTTTATCTCCATAATCAGACATAAAACTTACAGCAGTAAAGAAATCTCTTTGCTCCCAAATATATTCAACAATAGCATCTTTATCATCAATAATAACCGTACATGACGTATTATGGTTTACCGGCATATAAGCGCACAATTCTGGATTTGTACCAGCATTAACCCAATGCTGTTGAACTAATTTAATTAATTCAAGATGTTTAATACCCTTCATATCCTTTTTGAATAAACCTTGTTTTGGATTTTCAACAGGTACAAATACTACATAATCACTCTTTGTTGATGACCATACACTCTCTTCTAATAAAAAAGACATATTTTCTTCTAACCATTTTGCGGTGTTACTTTCCTTATTTAATTGCATAATACGGAAGTATTTTTCAGAATGTTCTGGATGAATACCTGATGCTGTACCTAAAACCACTGAAGCGTTACCTGATGGTTTCACGCATGTAGTTCTCGCTGCTTGATTAATACCAATAACAGCCGCAACTTCTTTATTTGTATCTTTAACAACCTGTGCACCTTCTTCTAATAATTCAGCATTAAATAATTTTGGATTATTCATCCAACCAGTAATACTAACACCTAACAAAGCTTCTCTTTCAAAAATAGCTTTACTAACTGGTCCTAAGTAAGGAAAGTCAGTATAACCTGCTTGTAATGTACCTAAAATAGACGCATCTCTACAAGCTTTTAAGAATTTTTCTTTAGTAGTTGCTTTTTCTGCATTTATTTCAGTTAAGTTACAACCTTGTATTCCAAACTTAGCTTTATTATCTTTTACATATTGTTCTACCTCATCGTATTTAATTTTACCAAAATCAATTGTATCTAATACCGGTATTTTTAAAATTTCAAAACATGGATTAAACATGTCAAACCAACTATTTGCAAACACAAATCCAATATCGTTAGCACCATCATTTAATTGTACTAAATAATTAAATTGTTCTTTTTTTACTTCACTTCTTAATAATAAAACGGAGTTATTACTTCTTCCTCTTTGAGGATTTTCCATTCTCCAATTACCTGTTTTAGCATGAATCATTTCATCATCGTTAGGGTCAACAATCATGTTCAACGCAGAACGTCTTACACCTCCTGATAAAACTGCATCAGCTGAATGACAAATAATATCAAATGCTAAAATTGGTCTAATTTTATCTCCTTCAGTTGTAATCCATTTTTCAATTAACGTTTCAATTTTTTCTAAAGATTGTTTTAAACCTTCAGGGCCAGGGGCTTTAAATCCACCACTTATGAACGCACCTTTTTCTCTAATAAATGAATAATCAAATTTAATTTCGTAACCAGCATATTCAGGAAATGGTTGATCATCTACAAAATAAGATGATAATAAAACACCTAATGAATTTGCCCATCCTTCAATTGAATCTTCAATATAAAATGTTTTTGTACCATTGGTTCTTTTTTGTAGTCTACTTAAATTATTAACAAAAGGAATTAATAATCCACCACCAAAACCACAACCACTTAATGCTAAATAAAAAATTTCTTGAAACACTCTATTACGAGCAATGTGTCCTGAAGTACAGTTAAACATTCTTGTATTATGTTTCATAATTTGTTCATATCTGTATTGTAAATTTCTTTGTGAAGCCAATACAGCTTGTTCTTTCATACTTTCAACAGCACTTTGTAAATATGGTTCTACAGCATCTCCTATAGTTGCATATTTTTTTCTGTGTCCGTCTATTATGTTTTCACAGGCATCTTCCCATGTTTCATACCTTTTTTCTTCATCTTTCCATTTGAAATAATCTGAGTGCAATTTAAGGTCACTCAGAAATTTTTTACCTTTCTGCATTTGTGTTGTTCCTTTTGTTTTTTATTTTTTTTTATTATAGTAAAATACCTTTTTTCTCCTGCGCCTTTTTATAAATTTCGGCGGTACGAGTTGCTCTATCCTGTGTCTTCTGTTCTTCGTGACCTAGAAGTGTATTTTGTGATTCGGTATCAATTATTAAAAATTCGTTATTAAATTTACAATTTTGCCAAATAATACCATCTTTTCCTATTCGAGATTTCAGTAATGTTAATGTAGCTAAATTGTGTTCTTTCTGTTCTAATGTTTTTCCTATTGATAAGATAACGTGAGCAATTTGTGCTTTCTTGATAGAACCGCCCATTTGGTCTCCTGTTACAACTTCACTTGAAATTGATTCACGATTACCTTGTGTTGCAGTCCAAATTGCCATTTCGAATTCTCCTGTCATTGATTCTAAACTTCTCATGATTGAACCTTCACCTTTCCATTCTTCGCCATTTACAGACCTTTCTGGTGAAATGCAATCTACGTAATCTATGACCAATAAATCTATTTTGTTTGGACTTTCTGAATTAATTTTTCTTACCTTATTTTTAATTTCAGATATTGTTACATTATCACTTGCTAACTTCAATAATTTCAATGAACCTTTTGAACGAGCTTGAGCTTCATCCACAGCTTTTTTTACCTCATCTTTGTATTCTGGTTGTTGGTCTGGTGTAATATTTGACCAAATAGTATAATGTTTTCTTTTGATATTTCCTGGATTATCCTCAAAGAAAATCTGTACTACGTTATAACCCATATTGTATGCTGTATTAGCAAACTTTGTTAATAAAGTAGTTTTACCTGTACCTGTAGGTGCTAATACAACGCCCAATTCTCCAATACCTAAACCACCCTTTAAAACATTATCAACACCAACAATTCCGGTTGCTAATGGGTGTCTAAAATCCTTTTCTAACGCATCATCAATATTAGCAAATACATCATCAGCTTCATCGTCTTGTAAACCAACTTGTAATGCTTTTTTAATGATTTCTTCAATCTTATTGTAAGATTCAAAATCCCCATTATCAATAATATTGTTTACATTTTTTAATTCCTTTTTAAGGTTTTGTTGCTTACAAAAATTTAGAGCAGTATCCTTAACTAAATCAACTTGCTGTTCATTTTTTTGAATGGCTTCTAAAGTATCAACATGCATTTTTGAATTGGCATTTGTACCATTCTCAGTCATTATTTTCTGCGCCATTGTATGATAATCGGGAATTTTATTATAAGTCTTCCATAACTCTTTCAAATTTTCCATAATGTATTTGAATGATACATTATCAAAATATTTGCTTTCTATCACATCGATAATTGTCTCGCCGAATTTTCTGTCTTCTATAATCACCTTGATAAGTGATTGTTGAAATGAAAATCCTAAATTCCCAAAATTCCTTTCTTCCATAGTAAAATAAATAATCAGTTTTTAAATTAAAGTTCGTATTGTAAGTATGTTGTTTCCAATTCTTCGGATGATAAAATGTCAGTTAAATCTGACAAAAATCTCTTAAGTTTTGGTCGAATATCTACAGTATATCTTGCCTTTGGATGGTATAGGTACGCTGGAAATATTCTAGAAATAAATACATCCTCACCTAACTTAATTTCCAATAAAAAATATTCATTTTGGTCACTATTTTTTTCTTCCACATTCTCGGAATTGAGGATAAAATTTTGATTTTCACACATGTAATTAGAACTTTTTATTTTCAAATCTTCCTGAATTTCGTTACAAATATTTTTTATATAATAGTGCATGTCCATAGAACGCCTAGCTTGTGACACATGATTTCTAACATTAAAATATCTCTGACAAACGATGTTGTTTTCTAATGTTAATAAAAATTCAAATTTTGTAATGTTTTCTTGATAATTACTCATTTTCTTTTACTTTAATTGTTTTTGTTTTTATTGTTGTTTTATTTTTCTCTTTTCTAGTTAGTCTTAAAAATGGATTAAGAAATTTGTTAAGTCCATCATCTGACTTGGGTAACACCTGCATTATTCCGTCTGTCATCATCATTCTCATGACATTTTTATATGACCTACCTTCGGGGTCTAATGATTCGCTTATAAGTAATTTTATTACTTCTTTAGCATCTTCTGTCAAAAAGGGTGTCTCTAAGCTTACTATTTTTTCATTAATATCGTAGAATTCATCTCCAAAGACGCCATACTTTGTAACTCCTGTGAGTAAATTTGCTAATGTCTTGTTATGTTTGTCTTGCTCAAATAAGTCATTAGTCTTTTGTCTGATATCTTGAACTGATAATTTATTTAATTTAGCTTCAGGAAACAAAGTCAAAAATCTTTTAACTCCCATTCCTTTGATACCAGCAATGTTATCTGAACTATCACCACAGAACATTTTAACTAATTTAACATTTTCAATTAAAATTTCTTCGTGGTTGTACTTAATTGTGTCGTTTTCTTGATATAATCTTTGATGTGATGGATTATAAATCTTAACATTTTTATTAACTAATTGTGTTAAGTCACCATCTGATGAATAAATAATAATTTCCTCTTCTGAATTTTGTGTATAATACGCTATACAATCATCGGTTTCACAATACTCGAATTCACCTTGTCTAACAAAAAGTTCCTCCAAGTATTGTTTTACACGATTACGTTGGTAACTATAAGAATTTAATTCTTCTTCTGAACGAATTCTTTCACGTCGATTTTCTTTGTATTGTGTGTATAATTTTCTTCTTTCGTGTGAACCATCTTGACCATCCCAAAAAACTACTATTTTATCTAAATGGTAAAGTTCAAATGATTTACGAAGCGTGTTAAGAACGTGGTAAATTCCACCTATATGTTCTCCTTTGTAGAAGTAATTCTTAACACCATAGAATCCAATAGTAAGTAAATTATCACCATCAACTAATAAAACCGACATTTATATTTTTTTATAGATTACTCTTCTTCTTCTGTTACAACATCTAATTCGTCTACGTCTGTAACATTAACGCCTGCTAGTTTCATACCATCTAAAATATAATTTAAATTTGCTTTTTTATATTCTTCGATACTTTTCTTTTCTTCTACAGAATCTTTACCTCTCATAAAATCTTGAGCAGTTACTAAGATTTTTCCATCTTCATAACCAAAAGAATTTACGTGGTTTTTCATAATTGATACTTTAGTTCTAATAGCAATCTTGAAAGTTCTTCCGTTTTTAGTTGCAGAAATTTTTGTAGTACCAGCACCTTTTTGGTTTCCAAATAAGAACACCATACTTGAGTTCAACCATATAGATTCTCCACCTTTAGCTTTAATTTTTGGTTGGCCAAATGGATTATCCGGTAATTCTACCCATGGTTGATTGACAATAATCATGGTATTTGTATTCTTTTTGTCAACTCTTCTTGACCTAGTAATTCTTTGGTTTAAACCCATTCCAATTTTATCTGCTAAAACTGATGCGTTATGTTGTTTACCACCTTTACCATCATAAGTCATCTTACATGGTACAGAACCAACAGAATCCCATAAGAATAATAAATCACCATCAATATCACCTTTTTCTTGAGCATCTAAAATATCGTTTATA